CCTCAAAGTGGGTCATGCCATCGACGATCAGTCCGTTGACGGTGCTTGCTTGTATCCAATAGAGTGACCCACCGGCAAACCCTACCATAGCAGCCGCAAACTTGCAGTTCTTGATGGTGATGCTGATGCCGTTACTGACGTTAAATGGTGTGATAGCCGCCGTCACGTTCGCGCAGCTATCGAACGTCACGTTTGACGATGCTAGGACATCCCAGGCGGCAGAGCCAGCGACACGGCAGAAACACTCTACCCTTGTGAACGTGGCGTTGTTAATGGCAGCGAACGACAGCGGGTTGGCGGATGAACTGTAACCAGTGAACTTGAAAGCTGTGCAATCCGTGAACGTCAGGTTTTCGCTAAATGCGAACCCAAGCTGATTCTTTGCGTCCGCTCCAAGAATCTGCGAGGAAATAACCCTATCGAACGTGACCGACGAGTGATATGTGCTAACGATGTTATTGTAGCCATACCAGCATCCATCCATGCCCGTGCTGTTCCGCACCGCAAAAGACGATGTAGCCTGGCCGCTCACGTAGCCGTTGCAGCTCAGGTTGTTGATGTCGAGGACGCCAGGGTTGGCGTACAGCTTGTAACGGCGCTCATAGACCGCCACGTTGTTGGCGTTGAGCGAGTACCCATTGGACGCCGTGATCGTCGTTGATGCCGCCGTCGATGACGCCGACAGGTTGTATGTTCCTGTGCCGCCCGTGCCTGTTCCCAGCGAGGAAATCGTTGTACCAACGGAGACGTTGGTTCCCGTGATGAGGCTGCCAACGGTGAGCGAACCGGACGTTACTGCCGTTACAGTCAGGACGGTGCCAGAAACCGAACCCGTTACGACAGCAGTTGTTGGGCCGGAGAAGTGCAGGGCCGTGCTGGAAACAGTCTGCGACGGTGAGATCGTGTACGTGCCGATACCGCCGACACCGCCCGTGACACGTATTTCTGCGGGCGTGCTGACAGTCGATGATGCCGACAGGTTGTAGGTGCCGACGCCGCCGGTTCCCGTCCCCAGCGAGGTAATCGTTGTGCCTGCTGTGACACTGGTTCCAGATACGACCTGGCCCACGACGACAGATGCAGACAGCACGGCTGTAACGGTCAGAACGGTTCCTGAGATTGTGCCGATTACGACGCCGCTGGGGATAGCCGCCGTTACCGTGGTGCCAGCTGTTACGCCGGTTCCAGTGACAGACATGCCAGGTACGACGGTGGTATTTGTTCCCGCTGCCGCCGACAGGTTCAGCACCGTGCCGGAAATTGATCCGGTAAAGGTAGCGTAGGGGCAGGCCGTTGACAGATGGATATTTGCAACGCGGATACGTGCGCCATTCGGCGGGATGCGCCCGAACACGCCAACGCCATAGATCGCAGTCGATGATGCAGTCGATGATGCCGAGAGGTTGTAGGTGCCGACGCCGCCAGCGCCGGTTCCAAAGGACGTGATTGTGGTTCCGCCAGTGACGTTCGTTCCTGACAGGACGCTGCCGACCGTCAGGTAGCCAGCCGTTACTGCGGTGACGGTGAGCACCGTGCCCGATATCGACCCGGTGACGAGGCTGCTGCTGGTGCCGCCGCCAAAAGTGATCAGGCCGGTTGGCGAGCACGAAAAGAGGCGCCCGCGTGTGTCAGCGGCGATGTTGGCCGGGCTGAAATCCTGCACAGCGCAGCCGCCCCAGCGTTCATAGACGCCGGTGCCGTTCCCTGTTTCACATTCGCAGCCGCTCAGGTAATCAGCGACGTAGTGCTGGAACGTCTGCGAGGCGTTGCCATTTGAGACACCGAGCTGGAACCAGTCGCCTGTGGTCGTGATCTTTGATAGGCTGGTGCTGGCGAACACGCGTCCAGTTGTTGAGCCTACGGCCTCGCGCCCGACGTAATGCAGCCAGCCACGCTGACCGCCCGTGGCTGAGTTGATCGTGATGGTAGCGCCACCGGCGAACGTCAGGACATCGTTGTCGGCCAAGGTAACAGATTTCGACCGGAGCTTGACGAATCCGCTGGCAGGCATCGCGCCACCAGCGGCAGATGGGGCCACGCCAAGCGCGGTCCAGACGCCCAGGAACTCACCGACGTTGGAAGCGCTACGGGTAACGTCAGCGGTTCCGCAGGTGCCGAGAGCAGGCACGTTGCCGGAACTGGCATCGAACGGAATCCACCATGTCTCGGTGGCGTCGATCTTGAACTCGCCTTCGGTCACGTCCACATCACCGACAACGGCGGCGTTCTGGCCCCAGCGCACGTCGCTGTTGATCGTCAGGACGGCGGCTGTGGTGATGGAGATGTTATCGCCGTTCGCCAGGGCCAGGTTGCCGGCGTCGTCGAAGTTGCTGGTGGTGCTGACGGTGATGTTGGACACGGACTACTCGTCCTTGAGCTTCTTCAGATACGCCTTTGCATCCGTCACACGCTTTTCCAGGGAGGCAACTTCCGCACGCTTTGCGGCGATAGACTTGTCAATCACCGCAGCGTCATGCTTGATGCGATCGGCATACGTTTCTGCGTCAGAGCGGATCTTGGCAGCAGCGTCTTGCGCTGAGTCAATCAAAATCTGTGACTCGGTGACGGCCTTCTCTTCGATGACGGCGGCTTGCTCACGCGCATGCTTCTCACGATCTGCGATGCGCTTCTCGCGCTCATCCAGCGCACGGTCGGCTTCGTGACGCTGCGTAGTCGCGGCGTCAATCTCAGCCATGATGTGCGAGCGCCGGGCGATAGCCTCACGCACGGTCTGCTCGACACTGGCAACCTGCTCCAGAGTCTCGGGCAGATCGGCCAGCGGCTTCAGGAAAGCGGCCAACTGACGGAGGCGGTCGATGTCAGACTTGTGCAGCATTAGCCTCTCCCAACAGCGGCGACGGTGCAGGTGATGCTAGTAGTACCGTCGCCAGTGACTTCAGGGCGGATGTACACCGGAACTTCTGTCAGCGTGATCAGTTTGTTTGCGGTAGCTGAGATGGCCACGTTGAACACGTCGCGTATCGTGTCCCACTGGACGCCGTCGTTGCTGCCCGTGAAGGTGACAGACCCGCCGACCCCGAAGGTTCCGCCAACCTGCACGGTGCGGTCATTGAAGCGGGTCAGGATGATCGGCTCCCCGACATCACCGTTGGCCATGTTCGACCAGCGGCGAACGCGCACGCCGTCAAGATCAACAAGCGAACGGTCGGGGGCCAGGGATGTATGCGGGATGGTAGCCACGCAGGAAGTCTAGTGGCTACTTGTCCTTGTGCAAGGCATCTGTGTCACTCAGAATCCCCGTGTTGCTCGCGCATCATCAGCATGTAGCACTCCCAATTGATCTTCTTCAGCCGGTCAGCCAACGACCGCGCCGTCTGGGTCAACCCAGCGTTATAGGCCATGACCAGAGGATCAGAATTGAAAGGGACCGGGATATCCCCATCGGATATACACGCCGCCAGAAAGCGTCGGCCAGGGCCAGAGCGGAGAACGTAGTCGAGGTCGTCATCGGCGGTCATTTAATAAATCTCACGCCAGGTCAATGCGCCGTAGTAGTCTTCGCTCTGGTTAGATAGGTTGTGTATCTGTAGACTGAAGACATCAGTAACGCCCGCCAGCGTGGTTCCAAGCGTAAGTACGGGGCGTGCCTGCGCTTCTACAGCGTTGGCAACGGATGACACATATCCCGTCGCTATCGTAGCTCCGGTATCCACCGTCACCGTGCGCGTTAGGTTACGCTCCATGATGGAGTTAGGGACTGCTGCCCATGTACCCGCCCCAGTCTCGGTTGGATTAACGACCAGTCGCCAACGGAATGCCGCTGTCGTGGTGTTCATGGCCGATATCTGCTGGGTGAATACCGTTCCAAACTCGGTAAATGCAGACTGCATGCGGATGGCTAGTACCTCATCAAAGGAGTTTGATGCAATCGCGTTGGCAGTTGTCCCGGTATCAGTGGACGCCGTAAGGCCAGTAATGTCATATCCACCCTCGCTATTCACACTGGCGCAGATCGCCTCCAGCGCAGCGGTTCCGGTGATGCTGGACGTGGCTTCCGCCTCCCACCGAACCGGAAGGCTAGGATTGCTCATGTACACTGATGTTAGTGCAGCGTTGGCATTGAGGAACTGGTGGCAGTAGCAAATTTGACCATCAATAACAAATCCGACGCGAACGCGCCCTACACCTAGCCACTCAAAGTCCATGACGAGAATCTGTGGCTTGGTCAGATCTAAGGTCTTGTGGCTAGGGCCGACACCGCCCATTTGGTCCATGGTCCAGTCGGCCCTAGCAACCTTCGTGTCAACGGCTGATCCAGATACAAAGGTGCGACGAACTACATTTATGGTCGTTCCATCCTGTTCAAGAAACACACCGTTCTTTGCGTCGAAGTACCCAACCCGCTGGCGCAGGCCAGACTGCGCTGGTGCCATGCCAAACGTAATAAGGACAAGTAGAGACTTGCCAGGCTGATAGATGGCGCGGGACTTGCTCTGGCGAATAGCTGTTCCGACTTCTGGTCCTACGGTAAGATTGGTGCTGGCTCGATTCGAGCTATACGCGGTAGCCCCGGTTCCGCTCGTCGAAGTCGTCATCAATATATCCGGCGTCCCTCCGACTCGCTTGACATCTAGCAGCAATGTTGGTTGCGACACGCGGATACGGCTGAACGCATCTATGTTCGCTGAATCAGGGAATATGAACGATCCGTCTGGATTCATAAACTAACCTATCGTGTTGCCAAGCATCTGGGTGAGGGCATTGTCCTCGTCAGTCTTCGCAGCCGACAGGTTCTTGGCCACATCAGCTTGCACCTGCGCCTGTTGCTGCATCTGCGCCTGCTGCATGCTGGCCATGCGCTGTTCCTTCTTCGCTGCAACCTCTTCCGGGCTTGCCATAACGCGGATGTCCACGCCGAGCCGGTCGGTGTAGTTGCGGAAGAACCGCGCCGTATCCAGTTCATCAAGCACGGTAGGGTCGATGGAAGCCACCTGGCCGAGAATAGCCAGAGCGCGATCCATGTTGCCGATGCCGACTAGCTTCATGGCGTTGGCCATGACGGAGACATACTCGACATCCAACTTCTCGCCCTGAAGTTCCGGGGGCGGAACAGCGAAGCGACCGCGACGGTTCAGGATGGCGAAGATTCGCTCGACAGCCGGGTCCAGGAACTCGTGGCTGAACTGCTCGTACACGGTCGAGAGGATGATCATCTTCTCTTCGTGCAGTTCGTCGATCTCCCGCGCCTTGGTTCCGCTACGCCGCTCGCTGGCGACCATAAGGAATAGGTTATAGAAGAACGTCTCACGGATCTGACCGCGCAGATCGTCAATGTGCTGCCGCGTCCCATTGACATCAAAGTTGATCTGATATAGCGGCTTGATCCCGTCGCTTGCAGCGCCACGCGAAGTGATGTTGTCCGCACCAGGCGTGGAGTCCACACCCTTGCGGCTGGTGCCTTCAGGACGCTGCGTCGGTGGGCTTACCTGCTTTTCCAAAGCCTTGGCCATCTGCTTGTGGGCAGACTGCAATTCCTTGATGTGGCCCAAGGCGATCATGCCGGGGCAGTCCAGACCGTACACATCATCACCGAGAACGGTCCAGCGTGGCGTGATGACCGGGAACTCTTCGTAGTACCCAACGCGCAGCGGACGATCCTTGTTCTCGTCAGCCGGGTCAATGTAGTACGACACCCATTCCATCATCGACATGCTGGTGTCTTGGCTGTACTTGTCGTTGGGTCCGATCCAGTGCAGAACCTTGCGGGTCGTCTTGTCGCCCGTCTTGGTGTCGATAGCCGCCTGCACCTGCGTGGAGAGATTGTCGTAGCCGAACATCTCTTCCATCTGGGTCGCAGTCAGTTCCATCTCACGGGAGAACTGGTTGACCTTACGCTTGCCGTCGATGCCCAGCCAGTAGGAGCCGGTCGGCAGCGTCTCGCAGCGGAAGTCGTCGTCCTCATCCTCTTCGATCAGCATCGCGCCCGTGCCGAATACGCCGGTCATGCGGAACAGCTTTCCGCCCTCTTGGTAGAAGTTCGTCTCAAGGATGCGTGCCTGCATCTCTTCGGTGACGCCTTCCAGCCAGGAACGAACGGTGTAGTTGTCCTTGAAGATTGACGGGCCGCGCAGCTTGAACCAGGGGCGCGAGGTAGGGATGATCGACGCCGAGAACGCGGCTTCCATCGCACGGGCCGACAGCGTGGCGCTGGGGTCGATGATCTTCTTGTTCGCCTTGTTCCCGCGCTTCTGCCAATCCTCATCCAGCCAACGGTACGACCGGGGCATGATGTGGTCCGAGATGTCGCGCCAGTGATCCTCAAAGGATTCACGGCGATCCCGTAGGCATGACTGCCGGTACGAGATCAGGTCACTCAGGGTGCGTGATTGCTGCATTAAGATACCGCCAACTGCGTGCCAAGAGTCTGTCCACCATCAGCACCGCCGCCCAAGGTCTGGGCAGACTTGTTCTTGATGGTGCCTGCGCGACCAAGCATGCGTGCCGCCTTGCGGATGCGCTGGAACTGCGCGGCAGTAGCTGGGTCGTTGGCTTCGTTGATGTCGGGAGGGGCTTCGCCTGCGCCTCCTGCACTTCCACCACCAATGGAGCTAATGCCATATGCCGATGCGCCAGCGGCCAACGCTCCACCAGTTATAGCAGCACCACCACCTAGGGAAAGCCCAGCAGCAGGCGCAGTCATTCCTTGCGCCGCATATAGCGCCCCTATTTCTGCGCTAGTCATACCACCACCTGCGGCTGGGGCAATTGCTCCGGCAGCAGTACCAGCAGAGAGGGCGATGGCCGCAATTTCCGCAGCCGTAAGCGCCATCATCGAACGATTTTGTGGACTCTTCCAGAAGTCTTCAGGACTATCAGCCAGACCAGTTACGGCGCGTTCTCCACCTTTCCACCCACCCTGCTGCAATCCACCAAGGTATGCAACAGGATACAGAGGTGCTTGGGCGACCTGCATGGCCCCCTTACCTACCTCAGAAGCTGATTTTGTAACTCTCTTCCAAAAACTCATAGGATTAGGCAGTCCAGCCGGTAAGCCCGGTCGCAGCCGTTCCCGTGGACATCACCTTGGTCACGCGCCCAACCGAGTAGATCGGACCAGCCGTCAGGTACGGCGCACCAGTAGTGCCGTCCGCGTAGACGAAGGTGACAGCACCCGCCACAGCCACATTGAAGAACCGGAGCGGCGGGTCATACACCGTGGCGTCACTCTTCGTGATCGTCGCACAGCCGCCCTGCGGTCCACCGCCAGCATCCACATTCAGCGCAATAGGCATAGAGGTTCGTGTCCTTACCGGTATCCTAGAAACTTATAAGGCCCGGTCAAGCCTTCAGCGGGTCCCAATCCCAGATGGGGGCGAGGTCTTTGTCGGCGGACTTGGGGTGGACGGGCATGGCGAAGGTCATTGCCAAACTGTCCGAGTGGTCGGGTGACTTCATGCCACGCTTCTTCATGTCCTCCTTGGACTCAAGCTGGGTCTGCCCTTTGTCGTTGGTGAAGTGCCGTGGACCGACCAGATCCCGCTTCAGGCACACCTCGTCTGGGATGCGGCCACCGCGCCGTAGCCAGTGGTATAAGTTTAAATACATCTCGGCTCTGAGATTTAGGTATCGCGGGTCAGACGCTTTCGCGCCGAACTGCACTTCGATAACCGGTACATCTTGGTCCCGCAAAGCATCCACCACACCTGCGCCGATACCACCACCGTCAATGAACAGGGCGTCAGGCTTGAACCCGTAGTACGCTTCCTTGATGCGCTTGGTCGTGTACATGAGATCGTCAGACTGCCAGGATTCCTGGTCCCAACACTGGAAACCCTGACGGCGCGTGATGACGGTGCTGTCGTCACCCTGTCGGGCAATGTCGGCAGCCATGATGCGTGCGCTGTGTTTGACATCCTCCGCTGTGTAGGTTCTGGCTACGGCTTCGTTGACAAGTGTGCCACTAATCAATTGGTCCGTCGATCCAACGGAGTAGTCACAACATAGCTCCAACCTGTATTGCTGGTCCGTCATCGAATCGCGCATCGTAGCAAGTTCGTCCTTACTGATGATCCCGGTGTCCTCCGCGCTGTACTTGAAGCACGCCCAATTGTGATCGTTCAGTTTCGCTTCGTACATATCGGCCAGAGGGTCACGACCCTTGGGCGTCCCGATGATAAACATGCCGCCGTTGCGGCCCGCGAGGGTCGGGATGATAACCATCGGTAGGACGGTAGGGTCGAAGTCAGCGAACTCGTCAAGCACAACATAATCGAAGCCAAGACCTCGGATTCCGTCCCCGCTGTCTGCGCCCAGGCAACGGATCGTAGATTTATTGGGCATAACCACCAGCATCTCTGTCTCGCGTATTTCCGTGTACGGGATGCGCGAGGCTACTTCTTTCAACTGGCCCCAGAAGACGCGACGGGCTTGGGACAGGAATGGTGCGACATACGCGCCTTCAAACTTCGTTTGGGCGAGGGCGCGGTGGATAAGCTCCATGCGTGCGGCTACCGTCTTGCCGAGACGGCGATGGCACACAGCAATGCCGTTGCGCCGGCTTCCGAGCATCTTGTGCATCTCGCGCTGTGGTCCACGCGGTACATACCCGAGATTGATACTATGCGTGGCCATGATGTTGATCTATGTAGTCGGCAGATGCCCTGATAAC